GTGTCTTGGGCACACGAGGTCGTAGGTTCGATCCCTACCGCACAGACCAATCATCATTGACCGACTACGGTGTCGGTAGTGTAGTGGTAGCACAGCAGCCTGTGAATCTGTTAGCGAGGGTTCGATTCCCCCCTTCACCCCAAAAAAATATTTGCGCATCTCTGCGAACCAGTGGTATAATTGCCGCGTTGCCGTCGCAAGCAGCGTTTGAAAGCCGTTACACATGCATTGGCCCTCCTTCGGGGGGTTGCGACCCAATGCAGTTGTAACGGCTTTTTTCGTTTCCGACTCCAGCCGTACTCCGCACGATAGCAAGCACCTCAGTCGTGGTGGCGCGGAAGGAAAGCGTACACGGTATGCCGCAAGGCTAGGGGGCAGTTCCCGAATAATCCGTGCGACTGGTCGAATCAGCAAGTCGGGGGCATACGGTTCAAATCCGTAGCATGCTGATCCACGCAAGTGGGGTGAAACCTTCTCCTTCCCTCCCCTTCAATGGGGTAGGGGGGGTCTTTGGGTGAAATTTATTAATGCAGTCCAAGGGCCAAAAAGGGCTCGTGCGACCCGGCGAAAAAAAATCGCAAAAAACTTGCAATCTTTTCCCCCCCATCATCTAATTCCGTGTTATAGTTACACCGCCACGACGTTGTGGTGATTACGGAGATTACGATGAAAATTTATCGAGCATGGATCAATCAGCCAAGCACTTTGCAGCCCTTGCATCATTTGCATGGAACCGTATGCATTGCGCGTGATGATGGCGATGACACATTGACCTTGTATTTCACCACTGGTGATAAGCACTCCATGATTGCGCAACGCAATTGCATTGCTCGCGTTTACCTTTCCGACGCGGAGACAAAATAATGACCAGACTGCAATTTGACAACCCCTTCGACCAAGCCCAGTACGAAGGCGAGTACAACGACTACCTTGCCAGCATTGACTGCGCCGGTGAGCACGCAATCGAGACCATGGCGCACCAACTCGACTACCACGAAGGCATCGTTGTCATTCTTGCCGGGGAAACATCTTGATCGAACTCGACACACTAGAAAAACTGGTCGCACGCCATAACCGGCGTCAGGCTGTGTTCATGGAGGCAGGCCTACCCAATGATGATGCATTCGATCTGGCTGAGGCCATGTTCGAGCGTGACCTAGACCCCCAAGACGACCGCCGCGTTTGCTTTGAATGCAAGCACTTGGCGGTGAAGTATTGCTCAGCGATCTTGAACAAATTTGGGCGACCCACTGAGCCTGTGCGCTTCGTCTTGCAGCGCTGCGACAAGTTCCAACTGAAAGGCAAGTGATGACCAAATACAAGGCATTAAAGCAGGCGCTTGAGTCGAACCGCGAGCACGAACGCCATCGCACATTGGCTGAGACACACTACTGGTGCGACCAATACAAATTGCTGGCACAGCAAGCGATAGAAGCCCTAGCACAGCCAGCGCAGGAGCCTGTGGCAACAATAGTTGCGCGTTTCTTTGAAGATGGGACGCAGAACCCATGCCATACGTTGGAATGGGTTGGACGCAATGCGGAAGATGATTTCCCAGTAGGCACAAGGCTTTACACCACCCCACCCGCAGCACAGCCAGCGCAGGAGCCTGTGGCAGAAGTTGTTGAGGACTATTTCAGCAAACAAGTCAAAGGCACCAACAACTGGCATGCACTTCCAAACGGAACCAAGCTCTACACCACCCCACCCCAGCGCCCGTGGGTAGGGCTGATGCGTGGTGTACGTGTTGAAGGCGATACCGTCATCATTTCAGTCAAGGGTGGAAACGATGCTGCGCGTGAACTGTGCGGCGCATTGATCAAGGAGATGGAGGCGTGACCGAATGGATACTTATCACCATGCTCTGTGCTCGTTCCTGTGAGCCGCAGTACGCAGAAAGCTACCCGAGCAAAGCGGCCTGCATGGCCAAGATCAAAGAACAGCCATCAGCTTGGAGCCTGCCGCGCTTTTACTGCGTCCCGCTTGTCAAGGAGAAGAACGCGTGACCAAACCAGAAGCCATTCAAGCCCTCAAGCTGCTATCAGCACTGGAGTCTTGGGCCATGAGCAACAAGGGCTTGCCCGACTACTTGCACGAAGACATCCAGACCAACATGGAAGTTTTAGAGCGAATCATTTTGGAGCCGCAATCATGACTTGGAAAATCACACTGGCGTACATCGACGACAACACTGGCGAGTACACCCACATTCAAGAATCACTCACCGACCAAAGAGTGAATTTAGCAAATGTTGACGCACTGGAATTTGCGTTTAACAAACTCAAGGATCAATTGCAATTTCAACTCAAGGAGCAAACCACATGAGAATTATCGGAATCGACCCCGGCGCAACTGGCGCACTTGTCCTGCTGGAGCACGGCACACCCATCGAGTGGCTGGACATGCCCACCACCCGAACCGGCACTACTACCCGCGTGGCTGCTGCTGCACTGGCCCACTGGATTGAAGACGCCCATGCAGACCACGTATACGTCGAATCCACGCACGCAATGCCCGGCCAAGGGGTGACATCCATGTTCAACTTTGGACACTCCTGCGGCACCGTTATGGGCGTTCTGGGTGCTATCAGCATGCCCCACACCATGATCACACCGCAGGCTTGGAAAAAGGCCGCAGGCTTGATCGGTACGGACAAGGATGGAGCCCGAGCCCGCGCCATGCAACTGTGGCCGTCGTGGCGTGAACTGGACAAGAAAGGCAAGGGTCAAGCACTGGCCGACGCAGCCCTGATCGCTTTGTATGGGAGCAAGAAATGAAAGCTGTGTACGACCTCGCAATCCGTGGCCTATCAGCACTGGGCATGTTCGCCGTGGTGATGTTCCTGCTTGGGTACACCTACGCATCCATTCCACTGGTGATGCAGAAGACCTGCACGCCGTCCTTCATTGATCGGATTTTGAAATGAAAACCAGCAAAATCTTTCGGGCAGCGAAGGCGCAACTATGGGGTGGCGATGGCCATTGCTTTGCAAGCAGCAAGAACAGGTTTATATGCAACGCTATTCGAGAGGCCCCAAAAGTGGGCGATGGAGACAAGCGCAAAGCAATCAACATTGTGGAGAACCTGCTAGGACGGCACGAGACTTTGGAGGCATGGCTGTCCGCAGAGCATCGAATCAGGGCATACAAAGACTACCCCCAAATGCAGGAAACCCGCCGAGCATGGCTCAACCACTTAATTGAACATTACGAAAGCATTGGAGATTGAGGTGGCCGAAGAGCGCAAGACCTACGGAGAAACATGGCTGTACCTTGAAGCAGGCCGATACACATTAACTCAATTACGCCAAGCTGTGGCAGAACTGGAAAAGTTCCACCAACTCTTGGCCCAATCCATGGAGAAAACAGATGAACCTACAAGCCGGTAACCCCAACCTTCGCGTGAACCCCACGTCGCAACTCGCCGCCGTGCCCAACAAGCTGGGCGACAAGAACGCAGCCCGGTACGTCCGTGGTGGATACACACCGCGCCAACGTGATGAGCATGAAGCCATGCCACCCAGCATCAACATCTGGGAGCAGCCGGTGTACGTGCCCGAGAACATGGCCCCGGTGCGCCGTGGTGCGGGTGATTTTTTGAACTACAAAAGCAGAGGTGTGTAATGACCGGATACTCAAGCAAGCGCCAAGCGGCGTGGGACAAGTTCGCCAATGATTGGAAAGGTACGGAAGGATGGGGATCGCATCTCGTAGATGCCGCCATAGAAGCTGTGAGGGAAAGTGTTGCGAAAAAGGATTACGTCAACATGACCTTGCGACAGCCACCTCAGCCAGTGGGCTACTGGGTGCTGTACACGGAAGTGATGCCGCAAACAAAATTTGCCATGTACTACAAGCCCACCGATTACCAAATCTACAACACCGAGCAACTGCTGGGCTGGAAGTGGGAAGACGCATGAAGGCACTCTGGCCCGAACGCATTCGATCCTTGCTGCGCCGGGAGGATGACGGCCTCACCGTCAACTACATTGCAGAGGAACTTGGTGCCCCTCCTAAGTCCATCGCCAAGGCTTTGGAGCGCATGCCTGACGCCTACATTGACCGGTGGACGGAAGCCGGGCACTGGAGTCCACACCAAGCGGTATGGTGCGTAGTTGCAGTGCCAGAAAACTGCCCCATGCCAACAAGGAAAAATAAATGAAGTACCGATGGAGCACCCACATTCGCAAGCTGATGCGCGAGCAGGAATCGCTTGACGGATACACCACCAATCAAGTCGTGGCGCTGCTCAAGGCACCCAAAAAATCCATCTACGCCGCGCTTAGGAGCATGCCTGACACGTACATTGATCGCTGGACTGAGTGCCTTAGATCAAGCCCATCCGAATCTGTGTGGTGCATCATCGTTCCGCCCAAAGATTGCCCTCGACCAAGAAAGAAAAAAGCATGACCGACATTTCGCAAAAATCAATCAACGATGCCGTGGACTACATCTACAGCCACGGCCACAAGTACGCCAACGCCAAGGG